CTTCTGGTACTGGCATTTGTCCTACCCATTTCTCTAGTGTTTGTATTACCCAAGCATCTTCTATGCTACCTCTGCGCCTCTTAACTATAACGAAGGCGGGAGGCTCAACCACAAGACCCCGCGCCTTCGCATAGTTGGCTGCCTCAACCTGAGCTTCCGCCCAGAACTGAGGAAGATCTAATGACTTTCTATTCTTACATTCCAGAATATAGGTCTGACCTGCGATTATGGTGACAATATCACCCTCGTCATTGGCTCCTGCCTTAGCAAGTCTTTCAGCAAAGTGGCCTAGTTTGCGTAGATACTTCATCACATCTGTCTCAAACTTAGAACCCTTAGCCTTATTGTAACTAGACATAGTTGCTCACATTAGAATTACGGATTGCTCTGCCATAAGAATCAGAGTCAGATATCTGGCAGGTAGCAAAGTTCACAAAGAGCCCTACATAATCCTTACCATCTGCTTGATGCTTTCCAAAACGATTCTTTACTGGTGCAACTCTTAAAGTATTTTCTATTGGGCTATAGCCAAGAGTAAGTATCATCGCAGGTAACTGACTTACCTTTCCGTGAATAGCACGGCGAGCTGAAGGTTCAGTTGGATTACCATACTCACTCTGCTCTGATACGTGATGCAGTACTAACACACAGGCTTCAGTCTTCCTAGACATATCGTGCAACTCAACCATAATCTGGCGCAGTCCTGCCCATTCATTATCAGATTCAGCAACAACATTCATTAAGTTATCTATTACGATTAGCTCTGGAGCCAACCCATATAGTTCTATGTAGGCTTTGATTTCCATTTCTATATCATCAAGATTAGGACTGGAGTCAAAGACCCATTGTATATGCGACATACTCTCCAAGTACTTATCATAGTAACGAGGATTCTCAGTAATCATTTTCTCAACTGTCTGCTGAGTATGACCTGCTGTATGTGCAGATGCTCGCATCATTACTGTAGCGGTATCAGTATCTGCTGAGAAGAATAAAGTAGGAACCTTTGCCTGAATGGTATAGACCAGAGCGAACATAGACTTACCAGCATTGGGCGCAGCAGCGACCATACATACTTGGCCTCGTCTAAACTTTATATCTTTCTTCTCTAGATCTTTCCATACTGTAGGCAGGGGTTGTGCTGTAGTACGAGAAGACTTCCAAGCTCTATCTAGTCTAAGCATTATGCCCCTCCCTTGGCAGTATTACATTTCTTTTTCTTCTAGCTTCTTTTAGGTCAGCCCCTGTAAGGCCACCCCAGATACCAAATCTTTCGTTCTGTATACCCCATTCAGCGCATTCGGATTTATGGACACATCTTCCACAGATAGTTTTTGCAAAACTTGTATGGTAACGAGAACTACTGTCTGTCCCAGTAACCTCTGGGAACCAATGGTCTCCTCCGACTTGTGCACATAGCGGAGCCTCGTATTCACGCGGCTCTCGCATTGTGTTACGCCCAAATCGTTGCCGCTTGTTGGTCCTTTGGAACTTTAGCACCAGTCCACTTAGGACCAGTAGCAGGATCAAACCAACCCTTGTATGGCTTGCCAGTTGCTTGTGCCTTGCCGTGCTTTAGAACCATCTTTCCACGAGAGCACTCTGGTGCGCTTGGGTGGTTGTATACCCAGATGTTGCCATACTTATCGTTGACAGTTTCTTCTCCGCCAGCAGATGGTGCTGATGCTACTGCTGGTGCAGAATTGTAAACGGGAGCAGCAGGTGCAGCGCTTCCATACGCTTGACTTGTGCTGATAATAAGGGCAGAAAAGTCAGAAGCTGCTGTTAGCAACCCTTCCAATTCCTCCTTGCTTGTAGCATAAAGGTTAATGAGAGTTCCATCTGGTGTCTTAAAATTGACTTGGAACTTTGTTGATTCTGGTGCAGCCACTTTACTTACCTCCATTATGTTTAATTGAAAGGCGCAGACTATCCTTGCCTTTTAGAGTTGGTACGAATCCAAGGATCTCTTGGACTTTTTCTTTATCTACTTGCTTAGGTCCAGCTACCTCTGTCCATCTAACTTCAACACCTGTAGCTGTAACCCCAACAACACCAGTCAGTGCTTCCTTGATTGCATCCTTCTGAGTTGTTAATTCTTTTATCTTGTTATCTATCTGTAGATATTCCAAAGCCTGATTACTTGCCTCATCATTATCAATGAGTGGTAGTTCAGTCTTTGTACGTTCTTTTTTTAGACCAACGCATCCAATCTCACCAGATGCGTCAAAGTATTTACAATAGAACTTGCAGTAGCTCTCATCCTTTTCAGGTTCAGGAGCAACCTCACTGGTCTTAATAGCCTCTAACCAAGAGAGGGCTTCGAGCGCAACAGCAGGGTCATACTTCTCCGTATGGACCTTGACATCGCGCTCGTCACCATCTCGCGGTATTGCTACCAGATGAACATTAGTAACCTTCCCCAAGCCACTTTGTTCTATCAGGTATCCGTAAGTTTGTATTTGCCAGCGTTGCTGCTGACTTGGAAAGTAAGTGAGGTTCTTCAACTTCACTGTCTTCCAATCCACTACATCGCCTGTCCCAGGAATGTAGAGATCTACGTGAGCTTTCATTCCGTTATGTTCTACTGTTTGCTCTAGCAAAACTTCTTTGTTATTAGATAAAGCATTCTCTATAGAGTTATGGATAGCAGTACCCATAATAGCTGCGAGCTTTAGCTCTCCGCCATTGGTCTTCTCTTGTCCGTTTAATTTATACCAGACCTTACGCCGACAGCCACCTAATTCTGATGGACCTATCTGTGTCTGTAGCGATCTGCCTCTACTGTTCTCTTTCTCGTAGAGAGCCTTAACTAATAAATCTTTTATATCCATTTATGCTTTTCCCACCTAGTTATTGTGAAGCGGAATACTATCAGATTTATTACTAACATTCTAGCAACTAACCTGTATGGCATAGTGTCATAGTCGTGAAAGTAATCAATACCAAAGCCCCAGTTATTCAAACTGCCAAAGCTGAAATGAATTGAATAGTCTCGTATCACGTTATTATCCTTCCTTGACAGACTAATTGAATCGGAGGACAGGTATTGATGTCAAGGATGCTGGCTATTTGAACAGCGCGTTCGGCGTGTTGGTCAATGTTGCCTAACGTAAGACGGTCAACGCGATCATAGAGATAGCCGAGAGCATAAGCCCCACCACTACCCAAGCCGTAAACACCCTTGTCGGACTGGATGAACGAGAGGTCGGTTGCAATATGGAATAGGTTGCCATCAAACGCGACAAGGTAGTCGAACCCTGCTTCTTTATCTTTGTTTGCTTCATACGGGTCGTATCCATTCTCTTTGAAAGCCTTCAGAATTGAAGGCATAATTTTCTTACCCATCCACTGCACGGGATCTGAACCTTTATAGACTGGCGGTTTCCAGTTATAGGCCAAGATATCACCAGGCCTGGAATCTCCTACCAGTCCCAGTAAGTATCTACCAACGTTAATAATCTTTGGTGTAGTACTACTTATAGTCCGTAAGTTATCTTCAGTAATCTGGCTATCAGCAGCCATTATCACCATATCAGTAATCTGTATTCCTACCAGTGTCGTCATAACAGAGAAATATACCTTCCCTCGGCGTGTCGTACCAGTAACGACACACCTTGTCATTAAACTATGAGCGGAGCGAATAAAACAGAAACAATCGTTCCGAGCCGCCAAGGGCGGCGAGAGGCGACTGACATCAGGAAGGAGCCGTGAACTGAGTGTTGTTCCGTCTACTTCGGCTGCTTAGATTACCACCTGTCAAAGCAGCAGATCTCAGGTCCCTTGGACCTACTCACGTCTGTAGCTGTGGCTGTACTATGTTCAACATTATGGCTCAGTTCCAAGACTATGAGATATCCTGGTACTTTCTTGATGCTACCTGTGTTAACTGCGGTAATCTAGTTCGTATCCCTTGTCCTGTAGATAACAGCGAGAATAGTTTTTAGGCATAAAAAAAGAAGCCCCCACCCCGTTAGGGATGAGGGCCTTTTGCCTCGCGCTTGCTACAAACTATTAGTTTGAACCACGCCCAAACTCAGTAGCAGACGGATCTAGCCACTTGAGTACTGGACCTAGGAAGCCAGCCAAGGCTGCAGTTCCAAGGACCTTAAGATCAGTCTCTCCTGCTAGGTACAGTGCGATTGCTGCAGCAGCAGAAGCACGAAACCAAGTAAGACCGACTTGCTTTAATTGTTCCATTAGATTGCCTTTCGTTTTGTATTGTGAACCTTGCAGCAGGTACAGACTGGTACCAAAATGGTACCTTTTGCCACCTTCTTCTTAGCTTGAGGCTGAAGTCCAGCCACAATCTGGTTCACAATCTTAGGTTGATTCATCCACCAGAACCAAGGGCTAGTATCATTAGCCAGGTCAGGGTTGATAGAAATATGAAGGTGCTTAGTGTGAGGGTTGCTACCAGTATAAGGACGATTACCAGACTTAGCCTTGTCGCGTGACCAAATTTTCTTATTGAAGATAAGGTAGGAAACCCTGTTATCCTCTTTAAGTTTCTCGAAAATCTCGGCACAATCAATACCTGCCTTTGGGTCGTGGGTCAGG